GTCACCACGGGCGGCGGTGGGCAGATCTTCGACGGCGGTGGCGCATGAGCCTGGTCAACCTCCGCAACGCCACGACGGCGGAATGGACGACCGCGAACCCGGTCCTGCGCGTCAACGAGCCGGCGGTCGAGGTCGTCTCAGCCGGTCCGCCGGCGGTGTTCAAGCTCAAGATCGGCGATGGCGTCACGGCATGGAACTCGCTGCCCTACGCGGGCACCGGGTTGGCAGGTGCGACGGGTCCACAAGGCCCAGCCGGCCCCACCGGCCCGCAAGGTCCGACTGGTCCTGCGGGCGCGGACGGCTCGGGCATCACGATCAAGGGCAGCGTCGCCACGAGCGGCGACCTCCCGGTCAGCGGAACGACTGGCGACGGCTACATCGTGCAGTCCAACGGCCACCTGTGGATCTGGCCGCAGGGCGGTAGCGCGTGGCTGGACGTCGGGCAGATCGTTGGCCCTGCAGGTCCGACCGGCCCCACGGGCCCTGCAGGCCCGACTGGTCCCGCAGGCCCGACCGGCGCCACGGGTGCGACCGGCGCTGCAGGCCCCACAGGCGCTACTGGCGCGACAGGCCCCGCGGGCGCAACCGGCCCAGCCGGCGCGACGGGCCCCCAAGGTCCGCAAGGCCCCACGGGTCCAGCAGGTTCTGGCGGCGATCCGACGTTCGACGGAACCTACCTCGCTGACCCGACCGGCGTGAGCAACTGCGACACCGCCTGGGCCGCGATGATGGCCGCCGGCAAGCGCACACGCCTGCGCGCGGGCATCTATCGCTTCGCCAACGAAATCCCCTACAACGCCGAGGTCGAGCTGGTCGGTGACGGCCCGAACCAGGTGTTCCTGCGTTCCTACACCACGACCGGCAACGGCATGGTGGTCACGGGCTCATCCGGACTCGGCTCGGCCAATCGCATCTGCGCCAGCGGCTTCACCTTCGAGTACAAGGGCGCGGGGCAGGCGGCCGGCAAGCACGGCGTCATCTTCAAGCGTAAGCCGTTCTGGCAGAACGTGGTCGTCAAGGGCTTCACGGGCTCGGGCGGGCGCACGGATTCGATTGACGGCACAGTCGGCGGGGCGGTGTTCTTCCCCGAGATACGAAACTGCCGATTCACGCAGAACGGCCTCGACGGCTTCGAGGTGCGCTACGGGGCGAACTGCTGGAACTTCTACAACTGCCAGTTCGACAAGAACGGGCGCAAGGGCCTGCACCAGTACACGGACGGCGGCGCCACCTACGGCACCGTCGTCAGCGGCGGGCAAGCCAGCTACAACAAGGAGCAGGGCCTCTACCTAGAGTCCGGAACGGACGTGACCGTCAGCGGGTTCTACGGTGAGTACAACTGCTCGCCGGATAACACCAACACGAACGGCTACACCAACACGGCGCTGTCGACGACCGACCGCAGGGTCGACCACTACGTGAGCGACAACGTCAGCCGGTCCGACATCAACCTCGCGGCCGTCCTGAACAACGACGCGACGCACGTCCGCGCCCCACAGGCGAACCGGACCACGGTCGTGCGTTCCGGCGACACCCGCTACAACCCCATGTGCGACGCGGTCGCCGTCTCGACAGCCACGACCCTCGCCCAGCTGGTGTCGGACTTCAACGGCGCGATGGCGAAGCTGCGGGCACAGAAGGTCATCTGATGGGACGCCCGAGCCTCAAGACCGCGGAGCTGGTCGAAACCATCTGCGAGCGTTTGGCGAAGGGTGAGCCGCTTGCGGCCATCTGCCGCGACGACGGCATGCCACATCCTTCGACTGTGCGGGATTGGATGTCAGCCGACGCCGACGTTTCCCGCGCCATCGCGCGCGCGAGGGAGGACGGCGAGGACTGGTTGGCGGCTGAGTGCCTGCAGATTGCCGACACGCCTGTTGAGGGCACGTTCGAGAAGTACGAACCGGTGGTTATCGACAACCCCGACGACCCGGAATTGCCGCAGACCACGGAACTTCGCCTGGTCGAGCGGAAGCTCGAGGACATGCTCGGTCACCGGAAGCTGCAGATCGAAACCCGGCTCAAGCTGTTGTCGAAGTGGAACCCCAAGAAGTACGGCGAGCGCTTGGCCTTGGCCGGCGACCCGGAGGCGCCGGTGCAAGTCGAGGCGACCGTGACATTGGAGCCCGGTGACGCCTACCTGCGTATGCTCAATGGCGGCGATTGACTGGCGGAACCCCGACTACGCGGCGGTCTACGCGGAGCGCGGGGAGCGACTGGCGCGGCTCCGTGCCGACCCGTCGCTGCTGGCCTCGGTGAAGGCGTACTACGCCGAACACCCGGCGGACTTCATCAACGACTGGGGGATGACGTTCGACCCCCGCAACGCCGAGATCGGACTGCAGACCACGGTCCCGTTCCTGCTGTTCCCGAAGCAGCGCGAGTTCATCGAGTTCATCCACCGCAAGTGGAAGGCGCGCGAGGACTGGCTGGCCGAGAAGTCCCGCGACATGGGCGTGTCCTGGCTGTGCGTCGGGTTCGCGGTATGGATGTACCTGTTCAAGCCGGGCACCGTCTCAGGGTTCGGGTCGCGCAAAGAGGAATACGTCGACGACCTGAACGACCCGAAGTCGCTGTTCTGGAAGATCCGCGCCTTCATCCGCCTGCTGCCCGTCGAGTTCCGGCCAAAGGGCTACAACGAGAAGAAGCACGCGCCGTTCATGTCGGTCGTCAACCCCGAGAACGGGTCGACCATCGTCGGCGAGGCGGGCGACAACATCGGCCGCGGCAACCGCACCAGCATCTACTTCAAGGACGAGTCCGCGTTCTACGAGCGGCCCGAGTCGATCGACGCGGCGCTGTCGCAAACGTCCAACTGCAAGGGTGACGTGTCCACGCCGAACGGCGCCGGCAACCCGTTCTACAAGAAGCGCAAGGGCGGCAAGGTCGAAGTGTTCACCTTCCACTGGAAGGACGACCCGCGCAAAGGGCCTGAGTGGTACGCCAAGCAGCAGCGCGAGTTGGATCCGGTCGTGCTGGCGCAGGAAGTCGACATCGATTACGAGGCGTCCGTCACCGACGCCTTCATCCCCGGCAACTTGGTCGATGCGGCGCAGGCGAAGGGCCCGGCCGATGTCGAGGCGCTGGGGCATGAGAAGTGGGGCCTAGACGTGGCCCGATTCGGCGACGACAAGTCGGTCCTGACCAAGCGGATTGGCCGGCTGGTGAAGGTGCAGACGTCGTGGGGCCAGATCGACACGATGGCCTTGGCAAACGCTGTGTGGGCACTGGCGAAGGTCGAGAAGCCCTCACAAATCGCGGTGGACGTGATCGGCGTTGGCGCCGGCGTGTGCGACCGCCTCGCGGAGCTGGCCGGCAACCCTGATGAGTGCAAGTGGCCCTGTCAGGTCGTCGGCGTGAACACCTCGCTCCGTGTCGAGGACGGCACCAACTACAACCTGCGCGCCAAGGTGTGGGACGAATGCCGCGAATGGCTCAAGGATGGGCCAGTCGTACTGCCGAATGACCCGACGCTCAAGGCTGAGCTGTGCGCGCTGAAGTACCTCTACCGCAACGGCCTGCGGTTGATCGAATCGAAAGACGACGCGAAGAAGCGCGGCATCAAGTCGCCTGACCACGCGGACAGCCTGACCCTGACCTTTGCCGAGCCGGTGAGCTTGCCCACTGCGGTGGGCCCTGATTTCTACGACTACGCGGTGGACTACTGACCATGGGCTACACGAAAGAGCAGCGCGCCGACAACAAGCTGCTCGACGCCATGCGCGAGCAGTACCCGAAGGCCGTGGATGCGTGCTCGACGCTGTACGACATGGCGCGCGAGGACATCAAGTTCGTCAGCGTGCCCGGCAACCAGTGGGACGAGACGCTCAAGCAGCGCCGCAAGAATCGGCCGACGTACGAGTTCCCGAAGCTGCGCATGCAGCTGCAGCAGATCATCAACGAGATGCGGCAGACCCGCCCGCAGGGCAAGGTGCGCGGCGTCGAGGAAGCCGATCGGGGCCTCGCCGAGCTGATGCAGGGCCTGTGCCGGAACATCGAATCCACCAGCAACGCCGACCGCGCCTACGACATCGCCTTCGAACAGGCGGTGATGGGTGGCATGGGCGTGTGGCGCATCTGCACCGACTACCTGAACGACGACGATCTCGAACAAGACATCCGCATCGAGCCGATCCGCAACTTCGCGTGCGTGAAGTTCGACCCGGCGGCGGTGAAGATCGACCGCCGCGACGCGCGCTACGTGTTCGTCGAGGAGCTGATCCCGCGCAGCCAGTTCGAAGCCGACTATCCGGACGCCAAGCTCGAAGACTTCGAGGGCGACGCGCATTGCCGGCAGCATTGGCAGGATCGCGACCAGGTCCGCATCGCCGAGTACTGGTACAAGAAGCCGGTCACGCGCGAGCTGTGGGTGGTGCGCTCGGCGAACGGCGATTCGGTGGTGAACAGCGATGAGCTGGGCGTGTCGGAGGACGAGCTGGCCGCCGCGGGGCTGGAAATCGTCAACCGCCGCACGGTCAAGACCCATAAGGTCTGCATGCGGATCACCAACGGCCACGAGTGGCTGACGGACGAGTACGAGTTCCCGTCCAAGTACATTCCGATCGTCGTCACCTGGGGCAACATCCTCAACGTCGACGGCGAGGATTACTGGTGCGGCGCGGCGCGCTTCGGCAAGGATCAGCAGCGCCTCCACAACGTGCACCGCACGGCCATCATCGAAGCGGTCGCGAAGTCGCCGAAGGCGCCGTTCATCGCCAAGCCGAAGTGGCTGGGGCAGCACAAGCGCCAGTGGGACAACGCCAACGCCGAGGACTACCCGGTCCTCTACATCGACGACAGCGCCGAACCGGGTTCCATCCCGCAGCGCGTCCAGCAGGCCGAAGTCCCGGTCGCGCTGATCCAGCTCGCCGGCATGGACGCCGACGACATGAAGGCGTCCACGGGCATCTACGACGCCTCGCTCGGCGCCCGCTCGAACGAGACGTCAGGCCTCGCCATCAATTCGCGCAAGCAGCAGGGCGCGACGGCGACGTTCAACTACATCGACAACCTGACCTACGCGATCCGCTACACGTACGAAATCTTGGTCGACATGATCCCGCGGGTGTACGACACGCCGCGCGTGGTGCGCATCCTCGGCGACGACGGCGCGGCGAAGTGGAAGCAGCTCTACCAGGAAGTGCAGGATCCGGAGACGGGCGAGACGCACATCCTCAACGACATCCGCAAGGGCAAGTACGACGTCACCGTGACGGTCGGCCCCAGCTACGCGACGCAGCGCATGGAAGCGGCCGAAGGGTTTGCGCAGCTCGCCGGCCAGATCGGCGGCGCGTTCCCGGCGGTCGGCCCGCTGCTCGCCTACGCGACCATGCACAACAGCGATCTCCCCGGCATGGAGGAGATCGACAAGGCGCTGCGCAAGGTGCTGGTCGGGCAGGGCTTGCTCGAACCGAAGGAAGGCGACCAGCCGCCGGCGCCGCCGCAGCCGAACCCGAAGGACGTCGCCGACGCGCAGAACAAGCAAGCGAGCGCCGCACTCAACCAGGCGAAGGCCGAGGGCCAGCAGTTGCAGAACGTGCAAACGCAGGCCCAACTCATGCACGCCCACATGATGGGCGGCATGCCACCGCCGCACCCGATGATGCCGCCACGCGGGCCGCAGTTCGGGCCACCCGACCAGCCGCCGCAAGGCGGCTTTTTTATGCCTGACGGTCAGCCGCCAGGCCCCACCGGCTTCTAGCCGGCCCGTATCGGCGCGGTCTCGCCGAATCCCATGAGGAACCGATGAGCGACACCACCAACACCGCCGAGAGCGGTGCGGGCGCCGTTGCGCCTGCCACCAACGACGCCCCGCAGCAGGTCACGCAGGGCACCGACACCACCGCCGACCTCACCCCGGAGCAGCAGGAAGCCGCACAGGCCGAGAAGCAGCGCCAGGAGGAGGAAGGCAAGAAAAAGAACCGCACCCGCGAGTACATCGGCCGACTGCAAAGCCGCGTCGCCGAGCTCGAAAGCCGTCTGCAGTCGCAGGCGCAGGTTCCGCCATCCAACGCGCACCGCGCGTCGCCGAGTCAGTCGCAGGGGGATGCACGTCCCACGCTGGCCGACTACGGCTACGACTTCAACGCCTGGCAACAGGCCGACACCGAATGGGTCGACAGGCAGGCAGAGCGTCGCGCCGCCGAACTGTTCGACAAACGCGCCACGCAGGCGCGTCAGCAGGAAACCGCAGCCTCCTACGAATCGAAGATCGCCGCGTTCGCCGAGCAAACCCCTGACTTCTACGAAGTCGTCGGCTCAATCGACCCGGCCTTCCTTCCGAACGAGTTGCAGGCCGCGATCATGGCCCACCCCGACGGGCCGGCGATCGCCTACCACCTCGGGACCAATGACGAAGCTCTCTGGAATCTGGCGTCGATCCGGGCCGATCTGCTGCCCGCCGCCGTCCAGCGACTCGCCGCGCGTCTAGGCGCCGCGCACACCCCGCAGCAACCCGCTGCGCCGGCCATCGCGCCCTCCAAACCCATCACGCAAGCCCCGCGACCCGCTCCCACGGTCGGCGGTCGTGCGCCCGCGTCGAAAGACCCGGACCGCATGACGTCGGACGAGTGGCGCGAATGGCGCGAGGCCCAAATCAAGGCCAAGAAGGGATAACCCATGAGCAACAGCCTGCTTACCCCGACCGCAGTGACCCGCGAGTCGCTGCGCATCCTCCACCAGAAGCTGAACTTCGTCGGCAACATCACCCGCGACTACGACGACTCGTACGCGCAGTCGGGTGCCAAGATCGGCGACACGCTCAAGATCCGCCTGCCGAACCAGTACACCGTCCGCACCGGCGCGACGCTGTCGGCGCAGGACACGACCGAGTCCTCGGTCAGCCTGCAGCTCGCCACCCGCAAGGGCGTCGACCTGAACTTCACCAGCAACGACCTGACGCTGTCGCTGGACGATTTCAGCAAGCGCATCATCGACCCGGCGATGTCGGTCCTGGCGGCGGCCATCGAGAGCGACGTCGTGTCGAACGTCTACAAGGACATCTACCAGTCCGTGTGGAATGGCGGTGCTTCGGCGACCTACAACAAGGCGCTCGACTGCCGCGTGCTGCTGCAGCGCTCGCTGACCCCGTCCAACGACCGCACGATGTTGCTCGACCCGCAGGCGATGGCGGACGTCATCAAGGACACCAAGACGCTGTTCCAGGACGACGCGTCGATCGCCAAGCAGTACCGCGAGGGCATGGTCGGCCGGGCCGCGGGCTTCGACTGGGGCGAGAACACCCTGATGCCGAGCCACACCCGCGGCGCCGCGGACACCGCCTACGTCGTCAACACCTCGACCGGCATCACCTCGGGCTCCAACCTGATCGCGGTGACGACCGGCACCGGCGCGGCCAACGTGGGTGACGTGTTCACCATCGCCGGCGTGTACTCGGCCCACCCGGAGACGAAGGTGTCGACCGGCCAGCTGCAGCAGTTCGTCGTGACGGTCGCCTTCGCGGGCGGCGCCGGCAATATCACGGTCTCGCCGACCCCGGTCACCACGGGTGCGCTGCAGAACGTGGTGATCTCCGGCGCCGGCGCGGGCAAGGCCGTGACGTGGGCGGGCACGCTGTCGACCGCCGTGCAGACGGGCCTGGCGTTCCAGAAGGGTGCGTTCGCGTTCGCGACCGCCGACCTGATCATGCCGAAGGGCGTGGACTTCGCCGCGCGCGAGGTCATGGACGGCATCAGCATGCGCATCGTCCGCGCGTACGACATCAACAACGACCAGTTCCCGTGCCGCCTCGACGTGCAGTACGGCTACAAGACGCTGCGCCCGCAGCTCGCGGTTCGCTACCACAACAACTGATCCACCTGCAGCACTCGCGGGGGCCCTTCGGGGCCCTCGCTCTTTTTGGAGCCGTCCATGACCCAGGTTTCGTCCATTGTCCGTCGCGCCCTGATCCTGCTCGGCGTGCAGGACGCCACCGAAGCGGTGGGCGCGCAGGAGATGCAGGACGGCATCGACGCGCTGAACGACATGGTTACGTTGTGGGAGGGCGACGGCATTTCGCTCGGCTGGACGAACGTCTCAGGGCCGACCGATACGCTCCCGGCGCCGCCCGAGGCCAATTTCCCGATCATTTTCAACCTCGCGGTCGCCTTGCGGCCGAACTACAAAGTGCCGCTTGAAGCGGATGTCATCCAGCAGGCAACGGATGGACTCGCCTCACTGAGGGCGGCCGTTGTCGCCAACACCTATGCCCGCATCAGCTACCCCGATCTGCCGATTGGCGAGGGCTGGTGTGGCGGCTACAACTTCAACAACGGCTGACCGATGACCGACCACGTCATCCAGGTCCGCTACACGAAGGACGCCGGCAACTGGACGGCCTTTCGCGACCTCAATGCGGGCGCGACGGGCGCGTTCGGCAAGGAATTGGTCACGCGCCAGCTCGGGCAGGCGACGTGGCGCGTGTGGGAGACGTGCGACACGTCCGACTTCGCCGCGGACATCCTCGCCGCCGCCATTCTGGCCGCGAACGGCAACTGGGCCGACTTCCCGCTGCCCGATGGCAGCTACAGCGACCTCACGCGCGACTGGACGCAGCAAGACCTCGAAAACTACATCCCGCTCCCGGCGCAGCAGGCCGGCACGCGCTCGCGGGTGCTGTACCGCACCGCGCCCGGGCTCGACGTGTTCGCCAACATCGGCAGCGGCCCGCACCGCGGCGCCATCAGTGTCGAGGGCACGCTGTTCGTGGTGTCCGGCACCGCGCTCTACGAAGTGGCGAGCAACGGCACGGCAACCAACCGCGGCACCATCCCCGGCACCGGCCGGGTGTGCATGGCCTACAACCAGATCACGGACGGCAACCAACTGGTCGTCGGCAACGGATCGAGCGGCTACGTCTACAACACGGTGACGGGCGCGTTCACGCAGATCACCGACGACGGCTTCGTGGGCTTCAAGTCGTGCGACTTCCTCAACCAGTACATCGTTGGCGTCGAGCCGCTTGGCCGGTTTTGGTATCACTCGGAGCTTGTCGACGCGCTGAGCTACAACACGCTCGACCGCTACGGTGCGGAGACCTCGCCCGACGCGATCCAAGGGCTCGTCGCCTCGCACAACGAGGTGCTGGTGTTCGGCGCCCGCACGATCGAGCCGTGGGTGAACGACCCCGAGAACAACGCAGCAGCCACCGCGTTCCAGCTGCAGCGCGGCTCGGTCATCGAGCGCGGCTGCATCAACGGCAACACCATCCGGCGCCTCGACAACTCGGTGTTCTTCGTCGGCGACGACCGCGTGCCGTACCGACTCAACGGCTACACGCCGGTCCCGATCGGCACGCCCGTGCTCGCTGCCGCCTGGCGCGACCTCAACCCGAGCAAGGCATTCGCGTTCACGTACGAGGACCGCGGCCACGTCATCTACTACGTGACGTGGGGCGACGGGCAGACCTGGGGCTACGACGTCGTCACCGGCAAGTGGCACCGCCGGCAATCCTTCGGGCTCGATCGCTGGCGCGTCAACACGCTGGTGAAGTGGGGCAACGAGTGGGTGGGCGGCGATTTCCAGAACGGCAAGCTGTACCGGCTGGCGTGGGGCTTCGTCTACGAAGGCTGCGAGATCATGCCGCGGCGCATCCGCACCGGCGTCCTGCACGCGGACGGCAACCCGGTGACGGTGGCCGGCTTCAAGGTCGTGGCGAGCACGGGCGGCGAT